GAATTAGCAAGAAGTGTCTGTGACTTCTGATCTTCCATTGCTGCTTTAACAGCATCATAGCCAATTTTAGCAGCAAATGCTCCTGCTGCAATTGCAGCCAAACCAAACTTTTTTGCAGTTCTATTAGCAAAGTCGCCAAACTTTTTTTCCATCTTGCTAATATCTTTGACTGCGGCTTTTGTACCTTTGTCAGAGTATTGCGTAAGAATGCGGGCGACTACTGCACCAACTGCCATTTTAGTCTACCTTTCCCGCTGAATCAAGATGATTTTGTAATTCACGTTTTGCTTCTTCTAAAGCTTTTTCTACTACTTTTTCAATACGTGGTCGTTCTTTATCTACAACTTTCCAGACAAGACGAGAAGCCTTACCAAACCAATTGAGTCTTTCAATAAATGATCCACTCTTTTTATTACGTCCTGAAAGTTCAAATACTTTACCAGCATCAGAAGTATTTAACAAAGCACCAGCACTAGTTGTGTAATCTTTACGAGTACGTCTTTGTGCTTTAGAAATTGTGATTCCTGCTTTGATTGTTGTAGGATCCCAAGCAGGCCAACCAGCACCGCCCCAGGTTCTTCCACTTACTGCCGCTGTTGGTCTCCAATTACGCATTGGAGTATTTGTTGTTCTACTTTGAATACTATCAACTAAACGATGTGCAGCACCTTCGGCACTATTTAATTCAGTATTAACAATTTTATTAAACTTAGCAACAGCTTTTTTATCAAACTCTTTAAGAGCTTTAAGAGTTGGTTCTATGCCACTTAAAATTATTCTGGTGTCATCTTCCACTTATCAACCTTTTGCTCGCTCTTTAAGATAAATAGTAATTGCCTCAAGTATTCCTTCAGGCGCATCTATTAGATCTATTGGTGAAATACCAGTTTCCACCGAGATAGCTGCTACGTTATACGTTAAGCTGTCTCGGTGGATCCGAAAGAATCATCTGAGTCCAATTCAGCAGATTCGATTGTATCTAAGAATTCTGGACCAAATGGTTTTACAATGACTCCATTGGATTGCATGCACTTCCATGCTAACCAATAAACATGTTCAATTTTTTGTTCTTCTCCGAGCAATTTGGGCATTCCTTTGCCATATTGCTGTTCAAATGCAACAATGACGCGGGGAGTCAACTTGTAAGTTGTCTCATTGCCTTCAACTGTTTTTACTTTGATTCCAAGACCGTCCATAATTTCCCCCTTGTTAGATTAGGATTTGGTGATTGTACCACTAATTGGCCAAGTTACTGATGCAGTTGCTAGTTCACCAACGGCACCATTTAATGGTGTCCATTCTGAAATCAATGCACTAAAACTATATGCCGGTGTTGTTCCAGCTACTGGACGAACAGTAATTGAAACTGCTGTACCAAGCGTTGGATAAATAACTGATTCTAAAGCTCCACCAGCATAGTCTTGATTAAATTCAAGAGCAACACTGTTATCAGCTAAACCAGCCACGCGTGTACGCGCTGTGTTACCAAATGCAGTTGTTTCGACTACATCATACGTTGATCCTAAAGTCACAGAAGTGACATAAGATGAAATATCAGTTGCTCCAAAAGTAACAGCAACGTTAGTTAAAACAATACGTGCCATTATGAAACCGCCTTAGTTACTTCACCGCTGATCGGCCAGGTAACTGATGCTGTTGCAAGTTCTCCAACCGCTCCATTCAAAGGAGTCCATTCTGAAACCAAAGCTGTAAAAGAGTAAGCTGGATTATCGGCCGCTGTTGTTGCACCATTTGGCTTTACAACAACTGCTGTTGTGGTACCAAGTAGTGGATAAACTGTTGCTTCAACATTAGCTGCTGCATAATCTTGATGAAATTCAATAGCAACTGAATTATCGCCAAGTCCAGCAACACGTGTACGAGCAGTTGAACCAAATGCGGTTGTTTCTACAACATCATCATTTGTTGTTAAAGTAACACTTGCAATGTGGTCAGAAAGATTGACTGCATTGATAGTGATATATGCGTTTGTAAGAACTAAACGGGCCATTATTCGTCCGCTCCTTTTTCTATTACTGGTTTGGTTGGTGTATTACTTGATAGATGTTCACCCTTAACTAGCGCTTCTGGGTTACAACCTGCATCGAGCAATTCTTTTTCAGTGACTTGGTCACCTTTTTTCTTATTTCCGAATACAAAATTATCGGACTTTATTGTATATGACATTATGCTCCATCTCCATATATGGTTACTTGGTATCTGTATGATAAATATTCAACATCAGCAGCTTGGTAAACTCCTGATTGAGCCGCAGTAACTCTAAGCGTATCGACTTCTCCACCGAGAGTACGATCTGATTCAATTGCTGCTTTTATTGAATAATCTCCTGAACCAGAAAGATATTTGTCAAGTTTGTCTTGTCCTGTTCTTTCAGAGAATCTCTGGACAATAACCATTACATCTACGTTTGCTTGATCTAAACCACGAGCATTGTTAAGATCAAATGTAAGATCTAATTGACCAATTATTGCACATGGTGGGACAATTACATCAGGGACTAAATCATAAACTCTTAGTCCATCTATTTCTTGTAAATTGTTTTTTAATCCTTCACGGACTTTGCTTGGTAGCATTAGTATGCAACTCCGTTTAACTTCTTAAGTGGACGGATTAGTGCTTCAACATCTGGATCTAATCTAGAACTCAAACGTACTGTTCCCATATCAACAGAACCAGCAACTCCAAATGGAGATTGTTTGCGGATAAATAGTCTAGATGCTTGTAAACGTGCAGCTAAATTGATTTCTGCAGGTACAGCAGACCATCCCCATACACCTGTTACGCGTACTGTTTGAGGATATAAACGAGGAAAAAGATAACGATCTACGGCAAGAATACGAGTATATGGCCAACTTCTCCGTGGATTGTTAATTGGCTCTATCATGTAATCTGTTGAAGTCCATATTGTTGTATAACTACGGTCAAAGTTTTCATCTGTTGCAATTTCACTAATTGAAATAAAGTCATCTGTATTACAGATCCACCAGTCATTTGGTGTGTAATAACGGACTACTGGTGCAAGTGTTGTACCATCTTTATAAAAAAATCTACCAGTATAGTCATCAATCATTCTACATGCAGCAACAATCGCAGCTTCGATAGCTAGATCATCATTGATGTCCTCGATTGCAAGAGCATTCTTGACATCCGATAGGGTGCAATAGGCGTTTGTTAGTGCCATGCGTTATCCTTTTCTCTGATTTAGGCTGCATTGCTCGTTCTAAATCGGGCAAAGCCGTTGATGTTTGCTTTTTCTTAAATAATTTTAATTTCATAATCACCCCGTTTTTAAGGTGTAGAGCCGATAAGTCGGGGGAGTCTTACCGGCTCTACACTATTGTTCTAAGCTTTGCTTAGAATGTTGGAGCTACCAAACCGGTGCCTGAGATAATTGAGGCAGCTGCTGGGTAACGACCTGCTGAGAAGGCTGCGTAGCCATAAACAACAGACTTGATTGTCAAGCTGCCAGCACTAGTTGCATCAAAGTTCAATGCAAATGGTGATCCTGCTTGCTCCCATAGGTGCATTTCAGGTGCAGCAACGCAGTAAATCTTGTCCTGGTTTGTACCAGCACCTGCGTTTGTTACAACGTTTGCATCAGTAATGATTGGAAGACCCATCAATGAGTAACCTGAGTTACCGTATGATACTGCTCCAGCTCCTACTGCAAGTGCATTCATTGGACCGTAGTTATTTGGAACAACTAGTGGACGGTTTTGACCATCAACTGCTGCTAGCAAATAAGCTAGGCGGCGTGGGTGCATGATCCAGTGTGTTGGTTGCTGGAATGCAGTTGTCTGAATCTGTTGGACAGCGTCAGCGAGCTTTGGATAAAGAAGCGCTACTGTTGGAGATGCAGATGTGTAAGTGATTGCGTTTCCACCAGAGTTATCAAGACCAAGAACTGTTCCTGATGTACCAGCACCATTTAGGCATTGGTTATCTAGTGTTGTGTGCCATGAACGGATCAAGTCAGCAAGAATGAATGAATCAATTCCTGTACCGCGCTCGATTGCTTGGCGTGAAATGTCCTGCTGTCCTGCAACTGTACGCACATTGATGGTCAATAGTGTGTCATCAGCATCAGTGTTTGACACTGTTGCGTTTTCTGTTGCTTGGATTGCAGTTGTTGTACCTGTCGTCATGCGGCTGATGTTAAGTGTCATTCCGCTTGCAGGTAGCGCATGCTTGTTTGTAGCAGCATCCAAGAATGGACGGCCAGCACGTGCATATGGTGCAGCTAGATCTGTTAGGTACTGTGGTACCACAAGACCATCAAAGTTGCCAGTGGCAACTGCGCGGTTTTCAACTTTTTCTTCACGCATGTGGCGTGCTAGACGCTCCTGTGCAGCAAAATCGTTCTTGAATTGTGCGTTGTACGCATCCTTCACGAATGATGCTTCTGCTTCAGGTGTGTATGTACGAGCTTCAGAGATAACGCGAGCGCCACCTACTGGTGTTGCAACTGGTGCAACTGCTGAACGGATTTCTGCAGCTTTAGCGTCTGCATCAGCCTGTGTCTTCAGCTTTTCGATTTTTGTATCGAGTGAACGTGACTCTTCTACAAGAGCGTCAACCTTCTCGGTCTCCTCTGCAGTAAGGTCGGTACGGTTCTCTTCAGCAACTGCTTCAAGAACTGCATCCATTTCTGCCTTAACTGCATCACGGCGCTCGATTACTTTGTCAAGGTATGACATTGTATTCTGCTCCTTATGAGTTTAATCGAGGTGGTGGCGATAAGCATCACGGCGCTTTTCGGGTGTGAGTCTCGCTCCGACTTCGGTATCTGTTAACTATTTGCTAACAGAATATTATTTTGTGTTATTTACTATTGCTTTTGCTAAACGAAGAGATATAGATCTTGGTACAGAAACTTCTTCTACAAGGTTTTTATCTTCTTCATCTTCCATGTAAGTAGAATCTTCCATCTCATCTTCAATTTCAACTTCTTGATTTCCTAGTAACTGAGCCATTAGTTCTACCGACTTCATTACATAGTCATGACCTTCACTTAGATCTTCAAAAATGCTTTTTAAGACTAGCAAAGAATCTCCAGATACTTCTCTTCCTTCTTTGACAGCTGTAATAGCATTTTTTAGATGCTCACGAGCCTCGACTGAAGTGGCTGGATAAGCTGGATAAGTAACTACTGAAACATCACCATCAGCCAATGATACTTCTGTCAATGTGCGCATTGTGCGATCTTCATTCCACTTCTGTCGAATTACGCGGAAAGCGAAACTCATCTGATCGACATCGCCTCTAGCAATAAGAGCATGTAGATCTCTTGCTTCTTGAGTATCTGCTAATTCAGCATCAAATCTTAATCCAATGTCATCTTCAGTTAGCGTCATTGTACCGTTTTTAGTACGAGCTAATGGAAGTCCTTCATGATTAACTAGTAATCGGACATCAGGTATTTCTGTTAATGTTTTTCTAAATGCACCTTGAGCGATTGTTTCGATGAATGGTAGAGGGACGCTAGGACTATCAAACTTTGCTGCATATCCTGACAAGCGTAGCTTTCCATCGTCATCTGCCCGAGTTTCAACATCTTGCACAGTATATGTGCGTCGTTCGATTTTTTTCATTTTGCTCCTTGAGTCTTTCTCTTCATTCAACACTACTCCACCTCGTATGCTGCTTTAGGATCCGTTGGATCTATTGTTGAAATTGGTTGCAATTGATTTGAAGGCAAACCTGTGTGATTCATTTCAGGTAAACCAACAGCATCAATTACTGATTTTGGATCAAAACCTACTTGAATTAACTTGGCTGCAATATCAGCACGAAGGTTTAGACCAACATCTTTTGCGTCCGCTGCATCAATATTTTGCAATGGAACTCGGTATTGATCTCCAGATTCTCCAAGAGGTGCTAGATCTTCTACATAACGGACATCGTTTAGACTTAGGAAGCCTTCACGTAGACCTTTTGTATATGCATCATAACGTTCTAGTGTTGTTCCACGTAATAAAGCATCTAGATTAAACTTAATAAACCCATCTGATTCAGGTAATAGTGGTGATAATGCTTGTTCTAGTCTTTCAAGCAAAGGTCTTAAAGAGTGTTGCACAAACGACAAGTTCTGAGCTTCAACAGATGCAAATGACATTGCGCCTGCAACAGGGTGACCAAGTAAAGATACAGGTACGCGAAATAGTCTAGCAATTTCTTCTACACCAAATCGACGTACTTCAAGAAGTTGTGCATCTGCAGCATTGAGGGTAAGTGGCTTAAATGTTGCACCGCTAGTTAAAATGCCAAGTTTTCCTGCACGATAAGGTCCTGTGTGTGACATGTTCCAGTTACGGGCAATATCAGCAGCTTGTTCTTCAGTCATTTCTCCTGGAGATTCAATAACTCCACCAGGATTTGCTGCATTTCCAAAGTAACTTGCTGCATAAACTTCTGCAGCCATAGCAGAACCTAAAGTAATACGAGCTGCTGCAATCGGGCCAAGTCCAAGTAATTGTCCAGGTAGTCTAAACATAGGAATGTGTAGCATTTCATTCTTTGTTAGAACCATTGTTTTTACTGACATTGGATCAAACGGTTGTGCATTGTCATAAAACTGATTTACTGGATCTTGTGCGTTTTGACCAATAGTAACTATGTACTCAATCTCACCCATTGGATCAGGACGATGAATACGAACTTGGAGTGGGTTTATGCAGTAAAGCTCTTGAACGTCGCCCAGATCGTCACGTACGGTTAAAATGAATGCATTGCCATGAAGATTTAGAGATGAAATCACTTGCTCATAGAACTCTAAGCGAGTTGAGTCAGGATTTGGTTTGTTAATCCATGCAGGTAATTCACCGTATACTGATGCGTAATTTATTCTAGAACGACCACGACGGACATAAGCAGATAATGGAAGAGAACTAATAGTGTCACCTAATAGTCGGACGCAAGCATAAACAGTTGACATGCGAATTGCAGTATCGGAGTTTACATCTACTCCAGCTGGAGTTGCATATAGAGCACGGCCAGGTAAAAATGGTTCAAGGTACTGATTGTTTGACCTTTTTTCTCCTGCTTTGCGCAGTCTATTCGATAGACTCATTTATCTGCCTTTTCTGTGCTTAGTTGATACCAGCCGTCTTCCCAAAGGGTTAACAACTTTTCAAAGTAATCTTGATACTTAGGTGCAATTGCTTTAAGTGAGTATTTTTCTATTGCTTGCTTTCTAATAAAATCTCTGTCAAGATCTTTTACATCTTCTGCAGCTTTAATAAAGTCTGCGAGAGATCTACATCTAAAACCAGTAATTCCGTGAATATTGGTTTCTGTAAAAGCTCCCCAGTCAGTTGTGATTGTTGGAGTTCCACAAGTCTGAGCTTCTACTACTATATTTCCAAATGGTTCAATATAAGTAGTAGGGGCAAACAAGGCAATGGCATTTCCCATTAGTTCTGCTCGTTCTTCAGCACCAATATTGCCTACGAACTCTCCATAACCGGTGCCTCTTTCATCACCTGGACCTGCCAAAATTAACCTTTTGCCTAATCGTTCACATACTTCTTGAGCAATTCTAAAACCTTTTCGCTCAATCATGCGTCCAATATAGAAGTAATAGTCACCTGATCCTGATCCTTTTGGGAACATTTCAGGTTCAAGATAACCATTTATAACAGCGTCGAAGAATTCACCATCAACTGTGGTTGGATTCTTATAAGCTGCATAAATTGAATGCATCCATGCATAAGACTCAAATACGCGGTATTTTGCAAAAGTTCCACCATAACCAATGCCAAACTCTACCGACATATGATCTGGAAAAGCATCTGCAATTGGTTTGTGAGCATATCCACCAATAAGACAAATAAAGTCTTTTGGTTTAAGTCTATCGGTCATTTCTTTAATGACATTATTATTAAAGATTTGCCAATGCGGTAAAGTCGTATCAAATGAAGCAGAAGTATAGTGATTGTTACCGACTGCTGCTTGTCTTTCATCTTCTGAAATACAAGTTACTAATTCTGTTACAGGTGCTTCATTTTCTGATCCGGCGTAGAGAATGACCTCATGTCCGAGATCTGTCATCATAATGCAGAAGCGCCTTACCTTTTCGGTGAATGCGCAGCTTGTAAAGTCTTTAGTTGTGTTTGTGTGTGGAAGAGATACGACGTGAAATCTCATTGGTCCCCCGACCTTGTTCATTCTGTTGGTATTTCAATCCAAGAAAGAGAATCCTCGTCCCAGTTGTACAACTTGCCGTCTGTTGGCATTAGTGTTGGAGCTTCCCAAAGATAGGAGTCTTGATTTAGAATCCAAGAAGCAAATGGTTGAGGAGCGGCAAAACCAACGCCGTCCCAAGAGTAGCCAATGCCAGCGTAGTTCTTGTGTAGTGGTGTGCCACCCAAAGTGTGTGTATCGCCAATCGTATTGTACGAAGTTTTAATCCAAGTACCTGTGTAACGATCAGGATTTGCCTGAAGGAAATCGTCTTCAACTACATTGACCTGAGTAACAATGCCGTCTTCTACCTTAGCCCAGTGTGCCATCATTCTCCTTTTTCTTCGCCATAAAGTGTTACTGTATTTACTAGTTTAACGTCGCGTTTTGTTACAATGCCACCTTTTTCATCTAATTGAGATTTAGCAGTTGTTTCATCATCTGCGATAATGTGCACTAGCATGACAACCTCATACGAAAAGCACTGAGTTTGTTTTGTTTTTTTTATTTCAGTTACATTGTCTTTTTTCATTTTTCCCCCTTGTTAGACTGCGTATCGTACGATAACTATACCTGAACCGCCATTAGATCCTCGCCAAATAGAATCTGAACCGCCCGTGCCTGAACCGCCACCGCCACCTGTGTTTGTTGTGCCAGCAACGCCAAAAGTATCGTTATTTGAACCACCTTGCCCGCCACCGCCTAAACCACCAGCAGCGCCAGTTTGTCCACCGCCACCACCACCGCCGCCACCGCCAGCATAATAACGAGTACCAGAAACATTTTGACCTGTTCCAGTTGCTGCTCCCCAAGCAGAGAAGACCGAAGTTCCATTGCCGCCAACACCAGGAAGGTTGTTGCCAGTAGCACCAGCAGCACCAGCACCACCGCCGCCGCCTGGACCATTATTGCTACTGCCACCGCCAGCATTACCATAACCAGTTCCACCTGTTGAACTTTGAGTTGCTGAACCACCTGAACGATTTTGCATGTCATAGCCGTTGTTTGCTCCGCCACCTGAACCACCTGAACCAACAGAGTTTCCTGAGCCGTTAGCACCGCCACCGCCGCCACCGATGCCTTGTGTTAGTGAACCAAAGATCGAGTTTGTACCAGAAGCACCTACAGCGCTTTGGTCGGAGCTTCCTGCTCCACCGCCTCCAACAGTGACTGATCGAACAGAACTAATTGATTGAGATGTAGCATGGAAAACGCCACCTGCTCCACCGCCGCCAGCTTGACGAGCGCCACCTGCTCCACCACCAGCAACAATTAAAACATCACAAGACAAAGTTCCAGTTGGAGTAAAAGTACCATCAGATGTAAATGTATGGTAGAAATACCCACCACTAAACGTAATTGTTCCACCCGTTGCTTTTGCAGACCCTGTATAAAGTGCGCCGTCAGAGGTAAATGTGTGAATTGTGTAACCACCGTCAGAAGTTACTGTACCTCCAGTTGCTTGTTGTGCACCTAAATAGCGAGCAATTACAACCCCTGAACCGCCTAAACCGCCGTTACTGTTTCCACCACCTGATGTACCATTACCACCACCAGCGCCACCGCCCGTATTAACAACACCATTACCACCACTAGCGGTATCTATGCCGCCATCTCCAGCACCACCTTTTTGAGATGTTGTAGATGTTCCACCACCTAGACCTATTGATCCAGCGCTGTTAATGTCATCAGTTGCTCCACCACCACCAGCATAATAAACAGAAGTCCCAGTTATTGAGTTGGCAACAGCAATTCCCCCATCACCTGCTTTAGATGTGGTTGTATTTTGTCCAATTCCACCCGCACCACCGCCACCGCCACCGCCATAATTCGCTGTTTGGTTAGCATTGCCACCAGCATACCCCTCTACTGGTGTATACCCACCTGCATTACCTGCTGCTCCGTTTGTAGCAGATGCCGTACCACCGCCACCACCTGAACCGCCTGTTAAAGGTCCTTGTGAAGTACCGCCACCGCCAGCACCCCCGCCAGTTGAGGAAACAGTCGTAAAACCGCTGCCTGATATCGATGAATTGGTACCGCTTACTCCTCTACCGTTGCTTGTTGCGCCAGTACCGCCCGCACCCACTGCAATTGTATAAGAGGTGTTAAAACTTAAAGTTTGCGCTGTAAAATAGCGGTAGCCACCTGCTCCGCCACCGCCACCATTTCCTCTACCGCCGCCACCACCACCAGCTACAACGAGGTAATCAACTCGCAGTCCCAGATTTGCTGTAATGGCTGAGGCTACAATCCCGATGATTGGCATGTTAGGCTATGTCTCCCACGATAGTAAATGTGTTTGAAGCTGTGCAGATCACTGTACAAGCTGAATATTGAGCTCTTGTTTTTGGAGCAGAAGCAGTTGCACCAGTTGATGTGATTGTTACGCCTGCACCCTGTGCAAATGTAAGTTGGCCTGTTCCAGTCTGTTGAACGTGGATTTGGTCGTTAGCAGAAAAGACTGAAGGTGGCACTGTGATGGTTGCAGTTGCGTTCACTGTGACGAGTTCATTTAGATCTCCAGCAGCAAGAGTGTAGTTACCAGTTTGTGGACTGAAGCCAACCAAAAGACCAGGACCTGTTGGGCCTGTTGCTCCAGTCGGACCTGTGGATCCAGTAGGTCCAGTTGGACCAGTTGCGCCGGTAGCACCTGTAGGACCAGAAACACCAGTTGCACCGGTAGGACCAGTCGAACCAGTTGGACCGGTTGCACCTGCAGGACCACTTGCTCCTGCGGCATAAGCATAAGCAAGAGAGTTCCACGCAGTTGCGCCATCGCCAATCTTAAACTTAGTTGTATCGGTTTCATAACCGATTTCACCTTGCGCAAGTGTTGGATTATTAGATGTCCAATTTGCTGCCGTATCTCGGCGATTTTGGAGTCTTGCTGTCATAGTGGCTTCTTTCTCTCTTTGTTAGAAGGTTGTTACTGACGCACCGGCGTCGATTGTATAAGTCCAACTGTTTGCGTTAGACAACCCCGCATTGTAGATCACGTCTCCAGTAATACCAGAAGCGTTTGCCCCGCCGTCAATATAGTCAACAACTGGATTGTCTCCACCTTGTGGACCTGTTGCACCTGTCGGACCTGTCGATCCGCTTGGACCAGTTGCTCCTGTCGCTCCAGATGGACCAGTTGCTCCACTAGGACCAACTTCTCCTTGAGGACCGGTTGATCCTGTCGCGCCAATTGCACCTGTTGGTCCTTCAGGACCAGT